ACTTAGAAAAAAAATTAGAAGAATTAGATAATGCAAGTTTATAAAGAAACGATATGGCACTTCACTTGTAAGGGATGTAATGGATTTTGGTCTATTGCAGCCTCTGATGAATGGGTTCCGACTGAACTATTTTGTCCACACTGTAGTTCAAAACGCACATATAACGAAGAACTAGCAGAACAGGTAGATGATAATGACTATCTTCCTGATTATCAAACTGAAAGTAAGAGAACACAACTCGATATGTATTATGAATTTGAAGACGAGTTTGGCGATATGGAAGAACTTAAAAAAAGCACGATTGAAGCAGACCCAGATATTGAATATACTGATGAATGGTGTTCTTGTGGGCATAGAAAACTAGATTGCGACTGTAAAGCGGGATGTAAATGTGGTTGCAATAAACGATTTCTACGTGCATATTAACTAACAACTTAATTATTGATAAAATAGATAAATACTAGTGTTAAAGCATAGTTCAAAAATTATTACAGGAGATTAAGAAAATGGCAAGAACATTAAACAATTTTGGTGTACCTACAGATTCTGGTGATACAGTCAGCGGCAGCGGTATATTACAACCAAAACTAAACTATAGATTTCGTGTAGTAGTTGCTGGTTTTGGTGGAACTGGAACAAGTTCACAAGAATTTACAAGACAGGTTATGAATGTATCCCGTCCTAAGGTATCACATGAGTCAATTCCATTAGATTCGTACAACTCACGTATGTACGTCATGGGTAAGCACACATGGGAACCAATTACAATTACATTACGTGATGATATCGCAAACAATCTAACTAAACTAGTTGGTCGTCAAGTACAATCACAGTTAGACCATAAAAGTCAAAGAGGTCCATCAGCAGGAACTAACTATAAGTTTTCAACATTGATTGAAATCCTAGATGGTAACTCTGGTAATGCGACAGAACAATGGCAATTAGAAGGATGTTTCGTTACTAACGCTGATTATTCTCAAACTGATTATGCAGTTTCAGATCCAGTTACTATTACGTTAACACTTCAGTATGATAATGCAGTGTTGAATGATGATATTTTCCCAGACCAGGTATTCACAGCAAATTCTACGATAGCCGGTTAATAAACGAGGCGTAAGCCAATGGCTCATGATAGAAAAAGTGCTAAGAAGACATGGAAGAGAGTTTTAGCCGATAGTGCTAACGCAAAACATAGATTTGGATTCGCAGGTGATTTTGGCTCAGCCATCAAATCTGCCCCAAAACTTTCTGATCTTTGGTTTATAGAATTTACACCAGTCTCTGGTGGAAGCAAAACAGATACGTCTCGTATCTCTGCCTTAGCAAAATCAGTATCTCCTATCACAATATCAACAGCAACTATGCCGATTGATGCGTATGGTAAAAGAATTTATATCCCTACTCGTGTAGATTTTCCAGAAGTGGGAATTACAATGTATGACACTGTTGATGGTAAAATGTTTGACATAGCAGAATCTATATATAGTAAATTTTTTAAGAACCAAGATGCTAAATTTACAGGTGCAAATGCAGAACAAGTCCTAACAGATAGTCACGCATATGGTAGAAAGATACCAGACCCTAGCAAACATGAATATTATCATCAGCATTTTGAAAAGATTACGATATATCACTTCTTTGGTAGTTTAGATGCACAAGAATCTAGACCTGGTCAAAATTCTAATAATGATCTATATGGCGCTAGAGCCCATGCTGAACAAGGAAGCAAACGCACAGGATATGTCCAGAAGATTGAATTAGTCAATCCATTAGTCACAAACATTACTTTTTCTCCTAGTGACTATAGTGTTACTGATTTAAGAACAATGGACTTCTCATGCCAGCCAGAAAATATAATAATAGGTAGTCCAGATTCAGTGCTATTTCCAGATTGGATGACATTGGGAATGGATTATATGTTAGATGAATTAAGTCCACAAATGCAGAGAAAAAATTTAGATGAAATTTATAAACCGCCTAAGTTTGGCAAAGATGGTAGTGAGCAATCTGATAAGAGTAGAGAATCTATATCTAAATGGGCCACAATTAATAGAGATACTGGAGAATTAAACAAATATGATTCCTTTGACCAAGAAGAAATTACTACAGATTCTCTAAGAATAGAAGATCAAAAAGACCAAGATACTAACAGAAAACTTAATGAACTAATGACATTATATAATGCTCAAGTTAAAAACCCTAACGAGCAGGGTAATGAAGCATTAGCGGCGGCCTTAAAAAGTAGAATTGGTGTAATAGATGCGGCAAGAGCAAATAAATTTTCTAAAGAATCAAGTAAAACTTATAGAGATACATTTAATCAAAGAGATTCTCAATACGAAGGAACATATACGAATCCAGATATTCCAGGATTTGGCGGAATAGGAAACAGTAATCCACCTAAAAATCAATATCCACAGTATACTACAGATTTAGGAACATCAATGATTCAGGAATTAATTGGATCATTTTTCGGTAAACGTAAATTTGATACTAACAACATCACTGGTGCTATAGTGAATACAATAATTAGTGGTGGAGGAAACACATCAAATAGAAGAATTTCGGGCACAACAACAACTGATAGTATGACTAATAGTAATAGAGGCGCATATGCTACTACAGTAGAAGCAAATAAACCTATTACAAAGCAAAAAGTTCCCGTATTTAAATCTGATTCGGCTCCTGGTAATTATGGTGTTAGTAAAGTAATTACAAGGAAATTATAATGAAAATTGATATCTTAACTGCTAAATTATTGAAAAAGGGATTTAATCAACAAAAAGCAGAAGCATACGCAGTAGAACTTACAAACATTGCAAAATTATACGGCGTAAGTCCGTATGACTTCATTGATGAACTTTCCGAAGATTCTTCTTTCAATGAGTTAGGTGAGTTTGTCTTTAATAATGCATTGCGATTTGGATATAAAACGGGAAAAATGACTCCTCGTACACCAAACACATATACCGCAAGAGCAATTATTAAATAATAAACGAAGGAAAATAAAATGGAAATTATAACTACTAAATTAGCATTATTTGGACAAGCAATAGCAAAGGTGACGCCAGCGTGTCTTATGTTAATGGTTCAAGGTAATGTGTTAGCACTAACACTAGGTCATTGGACGACTGCTCTAAAAACAGCAGGACTAGTGGGTTTGATTTTAGTAATTCTTTCACTAAGTGTAAGAACTAAAGCAATCAGAGACAATGCCTACTCAATGGCAGGATTAGTTGCAGTAGTAACTGTGATTGTTGATTTCAATGTACACGCTTCACACTATGCTGGTATCACAACAGAATCATTAATGACTGGCATTGCAACTGGCTTACTTTGGCTAGTAGTATCATTTACCCCACTAGGAAAATTAGGGCAAGGCAATGATTAAAAAGAAACCAGTCACAAGAGCAATTATTAAATAATGGCTAAATTCCATCAAGGTCAATACCAAATATTAAATCAATCAAAATACTCAGGAAGTGGAATACCCACTTTCAGAAGTAGTTGGGAACAGACGTTCATGCATTTCTGTGATACAAATCCAAATGTCATGGCATGGGCAAGTGAACCAGTTAGAATTTCATATAAACATCCGTTAACTGGCAAAATAACTACATATGTTCCTGATTTCGTTATGGTATACAGAGATTCCAAAGGTAAGAAAAATGCAGAACTAATTGAGATAAAACCAGCGAATCAATCTAATCCTAAATTTGCAAAAGGCAGGGCACAACAGACACAAGTTGCAATAAACTATGCCAAGTGGGATGCCGCGACACATTGGGCAAAAAAACGAGGTATGAAGTTTAGAGTTCTTAATGAAGGCGATATCTATGCTAACACTAAGAAACCTAAAGCAGTTAAAAAACCTAAGAAGCCAATCAAACCAAGATAACACACCTTAGGACCGATATAAGTTTCGGCTTTGCTGTTACATATGTCTTATAGGTGAGGATGCCGTTATCCTTTATTCATATCGCTACTATGACTACAAAAAACGGCAACTCTATTTTTGATAAATACGTATATAACTAATTAAGAGTGGATAACATGACAAAAAAACTAGAAGAAACCTTTGATATACAACCAGCAGAAGAAATTGTTGAGACAATTGAAGAGGAAGCACCCTCAATAGAAGAATCAAAAGAACTAACCGAGATTCTATATTCTGAGTTAAAAACTACTGAGAAGATTGATAGTGCATTACCACTAGTGTCAGACCTTAATCAACACGACAAAGAGATGGACGATATTCATAGAATGGCATTAGATGCGTTTAATGATTTAGTTCAATTAGGAATGAATGTAGAAGTTCATGCTGGTGCTAAATTGCTAGAAACAGCAAATCAGATGCTAAAAACAGCCATGGAAGCAAAAGATAGCAAAGTCGATAGAAAATTAAAGATGATTGGTCTTCAACTTCAAAAAGCAAAGTTAGACCATAGTGTTTCTAAAAATAAAGATGGTTTTGAACTTGAAAGTGACGGTGCAGTGTCAATTGATAGAAATGAACTGTTAAAAAGAATAGATTCAGCACAAAAAGACATAGAAAATGATAAATAAGAATAGAGAAATAAAAGTTATATATTTAATATATGGAACCTACAATGAAAACATTTAAACAATACTTAACAGAGTCAACAAAAGAACATAAATTTACACTAAGATTTTGTTGTGACTTAGACGAAACACAGGAAAATCGTATTGAGACATTCTTGTCAAAATATGATCTTAAAACGATGTCAAAGACATCTACTACTCCTATAACTAAGAATCCAATGTTTTTTAAAGATGTAGAGAATTCAAAAGTTTCAAAGATTGATGTAGTTACTGGTTATCCATTATCAGCAGATATTCTACAGCAACAATTAAGCGACTTACTTGGATTATCACTTACTAGTGTGGTTGTTCATCCAGACGGATGGGAACCTGAAGTAGAAGAAGATAATACAGATAAAGAGGCATTACTAGCATCAGATTATGACGAAACGTCAGATGATGGCAAGTCTTACGGTAAAACTTTTGTAGACAAATTTCTAAACGATTTAGAGAAAAAAGAACATGACGTGGTAGAAAACGAACTAAGCGTTAAACCAAAATCTGATCCAGCACCGGAACAGATGTCAAAAGATGAACAATCAAGTGCATCAGTTATCAGCGGAGATGAATAATGAGCAAACAATATAACCTATCAACAACTGATGACAATGGTCAGTCAGTTACAACTAGTCAGACTGTCACGGAGCATCCAGAAGAAATTCTACGATTGATGAAACTGGCAGGTCTTGAAAATGCACAAGTAGTTGCAGAAGATGAGTCAGTATATGAGCCTACTCCTGCAAATGATAAATTAGAACTAACTGATTTTGAAAAGAAGACTGGTGATGGCATCAACAAACAAAAGAAATCAATTCAACCAACTCTTGGTGATAACCCATTAGAGTACTCTTTAGACGAAAATGAAATCTATGAAGCAATGATGGAAGAGTTTGATAAGACTGAAGAAGTTACTGAAGCACAAAGTCCAGCACAGAAGGCAGCATTTGCGAAAATGTTAGCCGCTAAGAATCCTAAAAAAGAAGAAGAAGTTGAAGAATCTACTGATTACGATGCAACAAACGCCGCATCTGATGAAAAGTTAATTAAAAAAGCAGTAAAAAGAAAACGCAATTATAATGATGATGGAATTGCACCACCTAGTGGACATCACAATAATACTTCTAACAGATGGGCAGAATCAACTGAAGAAGATATTGCAAAAAATCTTAAAGAAGCAGAAGATGAAATTGATGAATTAAAAGAAGAACTAATATCTGAAGATTGTGGTTGTGGTCATGGTTCAGATTGTGATTGTGGTCCAGAATGTGATTGTGGTTGTAACTCAGTAAAAGAATCAACTGATGAATTATCAATGCAAGATGCAGTTAATGAATCACAAGAAAGACTTAGAAATTTAATTAACTGGTAAAAATATAAATTCAAACAATAAAAAGTCTCCTAGTGAGACTTTTTTTGTGGGCGCCCAATAAAAAACCCGCAATTAAGCGGGCTTCCTAATGTTAATTTAGATTATGATTTAGTAACCATAAGTTTCATCATTATAACCTAGTCCTGAAGACGCGGTTGCAGCGATTGAACCCATATCTTGTGTATCAACTTTAACACCTGTAATTTCACCTAAATTAGTGTAACCACGAGTACCACCAGTTGAACCACCAGTTGAAGCACGATGCGTAGCACCTGCTGTTGGTAAATCATCACCGCTTGAAGTTATCGCACCAAAATCAGATAGTTCTCTCAAGTCGATTGAACGTCTAACCTTAATACGAGCCATCCCAGCGATTGCTCTAAGACCTCTGTATCTTGCCATATTATTTCTCCCATTATGATTGATGAATAGGTGGGAATCCCATCATCAATAGTATTTATCATTCCTGACGGTATCATTATAATCAAAGATAAATACTATATAGATAATTAAGTGAGTATTTAACTTGGCAGATTTAACAAAAAAACCGTATCAAAAAACACAATTTAGTAACGTACAGTTGTTAGAATTTAGCAAGTGTATGAGCGACCCTTTCTATTTTCTGAATAAGTATTTCTGGATTCAGCATCCCACCAAAGGTCAAATATTGTATCATGCGTATGATTACCAACAGGATTTAGCAGAGTCTTATCATAACTTTAGATTCTCTATATCTATGTTAGGTAGACAGATGGGTAAGTCAACTACTGCGGCTGGATATTTGCTATGGTATGCAATGTTTAATCCAGACCAAACAGTTCTCATTGCGGCTCATAAGTATTCAGGCGCACAAGAAATCATGCATAGAATTAGATATGCATACGAGATGTGTCCAGATTATATTCGTGCTGGTGTAACAAATTATAACAAAGGTAGTATCGAATTCGATAATGGTTCACGTATTATTGCTCAAGCAACAACTGAAAACACTGGTCGTGGTCTTTCAATCTCATTACTCTACGCAGATGAGTTTGCGTTTGTTAGACCTACGATAGCAAAAGAATTCTGGACTTCTATCTCACCAACACTAGCCACGGGTGGTAAAGCAATTATCACATCAACTCCCAA